CAATGGCTAATGGGCAAGAATTCGTATCATCCATGAAATTATGGACAGAATATAGCCAAGCAAAACAGGGTGATTATGTCGCGGTTGGTGAGTTTATTTCTACCGCAAATCCTCTGCTAGTCGATGCGTCAGAAATTAAAGCAGTATTGCGAGACCAAGATGTATTTGAGAATGCTGCAGACGATTACACACTGGTGACGTGATGGCAGCTAAAATCACAAACAATCTAGATAGATTCATCAGCAAACAAGAAAAAAAAATGATAGGGACAATGCAGAAGATCCTTATTGTAGGCGGCAGTCATGCTAGTTTATTTACCCCAATAGATACCTCTACCTTGTTAAATTCTGCTTATAGAAAAGTAGATGTTACAGATAGTGTGATTAAGGGTACTTATGGATATGGATACACAGCAAGTTATGCAAAATATGTTCATGCCCCAAACATAAGCCAAAAGTTTAGACGCGCTACTGCTAAGAAAGAATTTCTTAGACTTGGCTTTGAAGAGGCTAAGCCACTTATTGATGCGATTGTAAAGAAGGCTCTTGCGGTATGACAACATCGAATACACCATCCGAAGACCTTAAGAATTATCTTGAATCTACCGGCTTATCCACTGGTTTCCGTGTGCAATTCGGCATGTATGAAGCTGACAAACCTACTGACAAATACCTAGTCATTCGTCCACAAAACGGTGGTAATGCAGAGGTAATTCGCTATCCGTATCACAGCATTATTCTAGTAGGTGAAGTAAATTCATCAAGATTTGCTTTACTTAGTAAAGCCAATGCTATAATAGAAGCTATGCGTTCAAACAATCATAGTTTTGGGCGTACATTTAACATGCAGTCGAGCGAGCCAGTATTTTTCCAGACGGATGACATGCGGCCCGTATTTGAACTGTCAATTGATATGCTTTACAGCTAAAAGGAATTAAATATGACAGCAATGGTAGGGCGCGATACGCAAATCGAATTCGCAATTGCCCCTGAAACAGCACTGGTTAATAGTTTGGTGTGGAAGTCTTTAGGAATGGCTCGTTCTAAGTCGCTATCCGACAAATGGGAAACAGTAGATACAACAGCAGATAAAAGTCCTGACTTTACAAAAACAAGTTTAGTGACTTTTAAATCTGTGTCGTTTTCTGCTGATGGGGTAACATATACAGAAGACGCATATAATCAGGATGAATTTTCTTCAAATGTTTGTACCGTTCCAGCGATTAAAGCAAACGCCGCTAAGGTTTGGCTGCGTATTTCTAATGCAAACAAAGTACGCACTGGCCCATTTATCGTTACTGAATGGTCTGAAGAAATGCCTTATGATGGCGCTTGCACATGGTCTATCAGTGCAGAATCTAATGGTCAAGTTACCGTACAATTACTACAGGAATAAATCATGGCCGCTATTACAGCTATTTCAGCAAGAAACTTAACTGATTTTATTGATGCACCAGAAACAACACTGACTGCATCGGATACAATCATTTTTAACAGCACGAAAGTGCAATTTTTGCTAGTAACCAACACAACGTCGGCCGCGTTATCACTAAAGATTGATGGTGATGCTGGTACTACCGTTAATGTCTCTGGTATTGGCACTATCGACGTGTCAGTCGGTAAAACCATCGTAGTGCCAGCAACAACGGGTAGCAAATTGATTACCCTATCTACTATTTCAGCATATCTACAAGGCGTAGTCACACTGACTGGAGCGGTAGGTGCTAAAGTTCGTCTGATCGAGCTGTAAAAATAAAACCCCTCTTTTTAAAGAGGGGTTTTTGTTAATTAATCAAAGAATTCCAAGTCGCAGACGCGCACTTAATCTGATATTTGCAGTCATCAATTGCATTATGTCGAATTCCTTGAAAAATTTCACCTCTAAAGTCATGGCCTGTTTTGTGCTTTGCAATATATTGCAATGTTCGATAGTCCATATCTTCATTGTATTTAATTGGGTCATCAAGCCCGCATGCTTTATATGCGCTTAACAGCCATACGTTATCGCAACGAATTCCATTTCCCCATAAAAATACTTTGCCTCTACAGTCGCGTCTAACTTTCTGTACATACTCGGTAAAAAGCTCAAGCGCATACCTTAGATCGTAAGTAATTTTTGATCCAAAAACAGCATGTAATAACAGGGTTAATCCTGTTTCCTAGTGTTTCAAGGTCTAGCATTATGAATGCTATCCTTCATTTTCTTTCTCCTAGTTAATAATGTACATTAGTATACATCATTAACTATCTACTGCCAATGCTATAATACAAAAAATATTCTAGGGGCGAGCATGGCAGCATTGACAGAGATTGGGCAAATAGGCGTAACAGATGCGGAAGGGAATGAATTCCTGTTTAATCCATCGTTCGCCAATATCGCTAAAATTGGCAATCCAAAAGAGATTGTACAATATTTCCACTGGCTACATAGCGAGCGCATGTGTTTGTTGGCTGCTATGCGCGTTATGAGGTCTTGCTTAGAGCACGATGTTTATAATGATAAATTAATTGGTTGGATTGATGGAGACAAGAATAGTAAAAATTTTGACAAGAGGATAGATGGCTCCATACCAGATGGTGTGCTTGTCATCCTTGCCCGGTCCTTGATGACTGATGGTATTGCGGGGCGGGCTAAGCCAACTGGTAAATCATCAGAAGGTAAATTTAGCGATTCATTCGACGCTAGCGAGTTTGTAGATGCGGCAATGGTTCACTTGGGCACTAGTGCGGCGGATGCTTGGAAATTGACTATGACGCAATTCCAGCGACAAATTGAGATGAAGTTCCCAGCGAAAAACAAAGTCGATATGACAGAAGATCAATATAAGAAAGCCAAAGCTGAGCTGATGGCGAAACGAGAAAAGGCGGGGCTATGAGCGAGAATGTTGGTGGGATTGAATATGATGTACGGTTCAACACTGGTGAATTAATAAATGGAAGAAGAAGCATTGATAGGGAAGTAAATGCCGCTGGAAAGTCGTTTGAAGGACTAACAAAAAAAGCCAACGTACTAGCTACGGCTATTTCTGGCATCTTTGCCGCTGGTGCATTGGTTTCTCAGCTAAAGGCTGCTAGTGATGCCGCTCGTGTATTTGAAATAGGTCTATCTAATCTTTCCGCGCTGACAGGAGCTACCGGAAAGGATCTTGTCTTCTTTGGCGATGCGGCAAAAGAACTAGGACTGAAGTACGGGAAATCGGCCAGTGAAATTGTCGAGGCCATGAAACTTATCGGGTCTACAAAGCCGGAACTACTTGAGAATAAAGAGGCGCTAAAAGCTGTTACGGATCAGGTGCTAACGTTGGCGAAGGCCGCGACCATTGGTGCACCAGAAGCGGCGGCGGCACTGACTAGTGCGTTAAACCAATTTGGTGCAGGGGCAGAGTCCGCTGGTGAATTTATCAACATCATGGCTGCTGGTGCTCAGCAAGGCACGGCTGAAATTGTGCAGGTAAACGAGGCACTAAAGAATGCCGGTGCTACTGCTAACTCCGTTGGAATTTCATTTTCTGATGTAAATGCAGCAATTCAAGGCTTGGCGAAGGGAGCTATTGTAGGTGCAGAGGCGGGAACGGCGCTTAAGTCCGTTCTACTTAAGATGGAAAATGATGCCAACACTAAATTGAAACCGTCTGTTAATGGATTAAGCGGCGCAATTAATAATCTTGCAAAAGAAAACCTAAGCACTTCTGAACTAACAAAAAAGTTTGGTCTTGAAAGCGTCAATGCTGCACTGACACTTATCGCGCAAAAGGATGTGGTAGACAAACTGTCTACCTCTCTAATCGGTACATCGTCGGCATATGATCAGGCCAAAACAAATAGCGATAACTTCCAAGGATCGACGGATAAGCTAAAAGCTTCTTTTGATCAAATGCAAATCGCAATAGGTGAGAAGCTTAATCCTTCCCTTCGTGTATTTGCAGATGCTTTGACAGCAGCACTTACCGGAAAGGTTGAGGCTGGAAGCGCACTGGAAAAGGTGCTGCTAGGCATTGAATTTGCGGCTATGTCGCTTGGTGCGGTCGTGGCATCGCGCCTAATCGTGGCTATGACGGCATGGGGTGCATCAATGGTTGCTGCTGGTACATCCACTTTACTGGCTGTACCTGCGGTTAATAGTATGTCAGCGGCGCTTGGAATGCAGGCATCAGCAGCAACCGCATCAACCATTGCTACTAATGCGCTTACGGCGACAATTTTAGGGCTACGTACAGCAATGGCCTTTCTAGGTGGACCAGTAGGTATTATCGCTCTGGCAGCTGTTGCCATGTTTGAGTTTCAAAAGAACATCGACAAGAAAAAAGCTGATGAATATGCCGAATCAATCGGTCGGGTAGAAAAAGCATTCAGATCATTAAATGCTGCTGCACGGTCTGCGACACTTGCAGAAATTAATATGCAGATGGATGCTTTAATAGCTAAACAAAAGGCTCAAGATGCGATAGTAAAAACCAAGGCGGGGAAAGTTGGCGGAGTGTTAGGAACAAGTGCTGGTGAAATAACAGCAACTGCTGAAGCTGGCAAAACTGCTGCTCAGATAGAAGCGCTTGCAGGGCAAAAGGCTAATTTATTAAAAGTTAATCAAGAGCTAATAGATCAAGAAAAAAAATCGCTAGAGCCAGCGGCATCAAAGCCAAAACGTGTCATCAATAGCGGATCGGCTGATAGTGAAGATAATGCTAAGAAACTCGCAATGCAGCAAGAAAAAGGCTACCAAGAGTTGTTACGCCTTCGATCCGCTGCTGCTACTGGATTAGCCAAGATTGATGCGAAAGAACTTGACGAACTGGATAAAATAAATAATCTGAAATTCAAGAATACTGAGCAATATGAAGAAGCAAAGTTTCTTGTTGCTCAGAAGTATGCGCAAGATCGTGTCGCATTCCTTGAGTCTGAATCAGACAAAGAAGTTGCCATTCAGGAGAAAGCGCAGCAACAAATGCTGGATGATTCAAACAAAATAGCAGAGGTGACATCAAAGTTCAGAGGGATAGATCCTCTGGATGCAGTTAAGTTGGAATATGAAGGTAAATTAGCAATTGTTGAGGAATACGAAAACAGATATGCACAAATAGGCATTGATGTTACAGAAGCAGCAGCAGCTAGAAAAGCAGAAATAGAATTACAGTATCAGCAACAAAAAGAAGATGCTGCTTATGCGGCATTTGCTTCGCAAAGTGACATGAATAATTTTTTGATTGACTCGGTAAATGCGCTTGGTGAAACGTCAAAAACAGCATTGTCAGGGTTATTGACGGGGACAATGACGGCACAACAGGCCATGAGTGATTTAGCAAATACAATTCTAAATGAGGCGGTAGGGGCGCTTGTTGATATTGGAGTAAGAACAGTAAAGAATATGATACTGGATCAGGCGGCAACGCAAGCTATGCAAGCAACAAAACTGGCAGCAATTGCCACAACTACTACCGCGCAAGTTACCGCAACCGGCACGATGGCAGCAGCATCAACGGCTGCGGCAGGCACGGTAACGGCGGCGGCTGCCCCTGCTGCTGGGTTAATGTCTATTGCTACACTTGGTAAGGCTGCGTTGATTGGCGGATCGGCATTGATCGGTACAATGGCACTAGCAAAATCATTTGGAGGCGGTCGTAGGTACGGCGGCGCGGTTAATTCAGATAGTATGTATAGAGTAAACGAGTCTGGTGCTCCTGAGATGTTTACTGCAAACAATGGCGCTCAGTACATGATGCCTACGTCAAACGGTAACGTAACACCCGCCAATCAGGTCGGTGGCGGTGGTGGCGTTACAATCAACATTAGCAACTATACCGGCGCAGATATCCAGACAACAACCTCACCAGATGGTAAAATGATTGAAATAGCGGTACGTCAAGCAGTTCAGGCCGTTGGTGATGGGCTTAGGTCAAATACTGGCCCAGCATGGGATGGCTTAAAAGCCGGTTCAAACGCACAGAGTAAACTATGACAATTATTGCTTATCCAGTTGGTTTGCCGACGTTCTTATTTGCTGGTAAATCACGTACCCAGCCCGCGCAATTTACAGAATCAAACCCTAGACGCGGGCCTTCATACACTCAAAAAATAGGCTCAGATATGCCTGTTTTTTGGGATGTTACCTTTCGATTTAATGAGGATGATGCGCAGCGTTTTAAGTTATGGGTGCAGCTATCACAATATCTTGATGATGGCCTAAATGAATTCATTCTACCCATCAAGACAGAATTTGGCCTTGTAGATCACACATGCCGATTTTTATCTACTGGCTTCTTGGATGCAAAGCAAGATAGCCAAACATCATTCACATATAACGCTAGTATCATGGCGCGTAAATTGGTTGTACCACAAGAATATCTAGATAACGGCGATTACATTGTGACATTGCCAGATTGGAAAACGTATGCAAGCCTACTTGATGTAACAGTCAATCAAGAATGGCCGACTGTTGAATATGTGGATATTGTTAAAGATGGTGTGCTGCATGAAAAAGCCGTCTTTACTCGTGCAAGCGGTGGTACTACTGAAATTACACAAGGGGTATTTACACAAGCCGGTGTTAATGAGCCGCGCTATAGATGGTCGTATGGATATAAAGAGCTACTGATTGAAGAGCCCAGAACCAACCTTGTATTCCCTTCTGCTGTTGGTGTTACGCAGACTAGGACGGTAACAGCTACCGCGCATACATTGTCATTCTATGGTACGGGTACAGTCTCATTATCTGGATCAAGTGTAGGATCTTTAGTTGGCACTGGCGAAAATAACATTGTGTCGCTAACATTCACGCCTAGCGCTGGCAGTTTGACATTAACAGTCACAGGGTCGGTTACTGAATGGAATTTAGAAGCTGGGGCGTTTTATACATCTAGGATTGTAACTACATTGGCAGCGGTTACTAGGAGTGCGGATATTGCGAAAATAAAACATTCAGATTTCTTATTAAACGTAGACAATGGATCATTTTATTGTGTTTTTTCTGTAGTAGATACTCCTAGTCCAAAGACTATTTTAGGAGCTGGAGGATCACTAAGCATGTGGTATTTATTTGGAAGTGAACAAGCAAGATACACTGATGATTTTGGAGCTACCAAAACAATAGAGACATCAAACAGCGCATTTTTAGACAAAAAAAATAGTTCATGCATATCATATGATATAAATGGTATTTTGATGGGTCTAAATGGTGGATCAGTAGCTAAAGGAAGTAAGTTATTTCTATTCTATGATGATTCTATTTCAATAGGTTCGATGAATTATAAACCTAAACGAATAGAACTAAATAGCGGCATATCAACCCTACGTTACTACACAAGAAAACTATCTGAGTCTGAAATTCAGGCGCTTACATCATGAACAAGAAAGAGTTCTGGACAACAAAGATAAATAGACCTGAATATTTCACGGTGGATTTCTATCACCCTGATTTTGGATATTACCGTTTAGTAGACCATCAATTTAACACGGTAAATTTGGGTGGTAACGATTACACCCCTTGCAGCATGAAGATTAACCCGCCCGATATCAGTAAAGATCCGGTTATCTCGTTCTCTGTGTCATTCTCTCGTTATGTTGTAGGGCGGGAGTTAAAGCAGGCATTAAATAAAGTTTCTACTGCTGGCAAGTTTATTCCCATCAAGGCCACTTATACTCATTGGATAGGATCATCTATTGATGATATTGCTTTCAGTATTGATCTTTGGGTTTCTGATAAAGGCGGAATTGTGTTCAGCAAAGAGTCAGTAACCATTAAGGCATCAGACGACAATCCGATGCGGCTTGATATCTCCTCTATTTTTACAATCGAGGACTTTACAGGGCTTGAATTGACATGACACAAGATGAATTTATTCAAAAATCTATTGGCATTCCTTGGGTTAAACATGCGCACTCATTCGAGTCTATGGATTGTTACGGCCTTGTCATGCTGTATTACAAGCACGTCATGGGTATTGATCTAGGATTGATGCCTATTCGTGACATAAGCGAAGGTGGATTTGAGGAAGAATCACCAAATTGGCATGAGGCTCTACCCGCGCAGGCGGGCCTTGCATTCATGAGCTTTAAAGGTGGCGTACCAAGCCATTGCGGGATTGTGATTGATGAATGGCATGTAATCCACTCAGGCGGTAACGATCAAGGCTACGGATCTGTAAAAATAGATAAAATCGCATCATTAGAGCGCTTATTCGGGAAAATGAAATTCTATGCTTACAATCTATAAAGATCCTCAATCGGCAATGGTCGGCGATGTTTACGCTCTAGATTACGCGCTTACCATTCAAGAAAACATCGCGCTACACATAGAAAGTGGCGCGGATTATACGCTATGGCTGAACGGCAGGATTATTGATAATCCTGCTGAGTGCGAAGAGATAGATAGATTGGCCTCTGTCTTTGATGTGGTTAGATTAGCCCGTCGCCAAGAAGGTATTTTAGTTTATGCTGCAATCGCTATTGTTGCTGCCATTGTTGTTGTTGCACTAACCCCAAAGCCTGACATTCCAAATAATGTTGGTCAAGGAAAAGATTCTCCTAATAATAAATTTACCGGCGCTACAAACCAGTATCGTCTTTATCAGGCTATGCCAGACATTTACGGACGTGTTGTTAGCTATCCAGACTTGATTCAACAGTCATTTTATGAATACATCAACAATGTAAAGTTTATTACCGAATGGATGTTTGTCAGTCGTGGTACTGGTGATGTTGCAGTTGTTCGATCTGCGTCTACGCCATTTACTGATATTACTAATGCGACGTACTCTATTTTTAAGCCAACGTGGAGCGCAGGACAGTATCCAGAAGACGGAACAACCACGGTTACAAATATTCGTGAATCATTTTCTACGCCTGATGTAAATGGGCAGAAGTTACCGCCATTATCTACCGCTGAGACACTGACTGGTATCGGTAGCTGCACATTTTCTGTCAATAATTTAACAATGGTATTTTCTAGTGGAGACTATACGAGTTTAG